TTCACGGGCGATCTGCTGGTAGTGACGCGCCCAGCTCTGAGCCTCAAGACGATCCTGAATGTAATAAGCGTTCATGGCTGAACTCCTGAAAATGGCTGTGAAAATATCGCCCGCGAAATGCCAGGCTGATTAGGAAAACAGGAAAGGGGATTAGTGATTCAGGCCGTTACCGCGTCCGTCGAGAAAAACTTCCACGAGCAAATCACGGGTATAAGTGCGCTCGATGCCGCGATGCAGATATAGCCGTCCGCGTAAATTAGCTGATGCAGTCCAGGTACCATCTTTGTGTTTGACCAGCATTCCTGGCATGACCGCACCGCGATTAACGGTCTGCGTTCCGTAATGTTGATGAACCATAAAAACTCCTGCCCGTAAGCTGGGCTGCTGAACATATATAGACTTCTGCGCGTATTCAGGCGGTGGATGGCCGCCGGTTGTCATAACTAAGCCGCCTCGTTGAAGCGACTGAGGTATGAAGTGTTGAGTTGATTTCAGCTGGTCACACCGACGTTCACGCGTCCGTTTCACCCCTCGCACTCCCCGGAGCCTGCCGAAATTCAAGCTGCGGATCTAAGCGGTCATCGCAACGGTGAAGTTATAAATTTTGTGATACCAACATCGATGCAATAGCATGACAATAGCAATGGCTATTGGTGTAGTCAATAGCAATTGGTATTGATAATGTTTGATATACTTGTTCTGATTGATAATTAAATGAATTTTTATAAAAAAGAGTATGAAGACTTATTGGTGTGGCTGAAATTTGTACAGCTTTAATGTGCCTCGTGACAGAGGGGCATCGGGTTGTGGTGAGCTCGGTAGGTTGGCAGCAAATTTAATCGAATATTGGTAGTCTGAGTTCTTATGTGTATTTTTTTTAGTCAGTTGCTAAATGATACATAAATGACTTATTAGCCCCGCCATCGCTTTGTACGGGGCGTTTATTTAATTTATCTTTTCAACATTTCCATGAATCAACAAGTCGTAGGCAAGAAATAGTTTCCTATACTGGGTTTTTAAATTGTCAACGTCGCATGTCTTGAATTGAACAAACGCTTCTTTTTTAACATAATCTTCAATCTCCTCTTTGGGGATATTTTTTATGTTCTTAATGACTATAGACAATTCTTTGTACTTTTTGAACGTTGCATCCTTTATATCTTTGATGTTGGTGTAAATTTTATTTGCATTGATTTTATCTAAGGTGATTTTATTGAGCAAGTCGTCTAGTTTTCCGTGGCGTTCAATGCGTTGATTTAGTTTTAACACATATTTAGCTGGCAAACTTAACTCTTTCAAATTACATGAGGTTATAGTTTTTGAAAATGGAAGTTGTAATGAGTTTACTGAGCCTAATATGAAATCTATGGCTAATTTATTAGATATTTCATTTTTATTAAATAAGTAATCTTCAAGATAATTTATTTCTTTAACTTGTGTGAATACATACTTTTTATCGCCTAGAGCAACAACTAAATTTTTTCCTTGTTTAACACTTTCTTCAAGTCTGTCTAAGTCAGAAGGTGAAACCAATAGAGTATCTAAGTGCCCTTTTTCACCCTCATTAATGATAAGTGTTTTGATGGCTCTTTGATACCTTAAAACATCATAAGGTGAGAGCCCTTCATCAACAGCACTGATCTCATCATAGATCTGTTTATAGTTATCTGTTTTAACAGATGTATATGTAATTTGTAGCTGTTGATCGGTAATCTGTTTTGGTACTACTTCCTGTTCATTCTCTTTATATTCAATCAAAATTATTCTTTCAGCTGATTTTCGACCATCTTCTCTAGGTAGTTGTGAGGAAAAATCAGAAAGAAGTTTCTTTACATTCCTGTCAGTTAAAGAATATCCAAGAAAAACTATTGGATTTTTAATCATGTTAGATAGTATCTTGGCACTAATGAGTATAGATTTGTTGTCATATTTTTCGTAATCATCTTTATTTATGATTATTGAGTGTGGATCCTTTATATCACCATGGATTTTGTATAACTCACTCCATCCAATAGTATCTTCGAAAAAACCATTATTTCCAATATAGAGTTTTGGAGTTACATTTTGCTCTTGAAGTAAATTTTCTATGAAAGCATCATAATTTGTAGTGATGATTATCTTGGCCTTTTTTATTAATGTTTTAAATGATGCTAATTCATCAAGATTTACATCCTTTCTGATTGTGTTATTAGAAAATCTTTGGCATATAGCGTATTTAAATGGTGAAATATCTTCACTAAAAACCCTCTTGGCATCTAGTCCATTTAATTTTAATTTGCCAGTCCTAAACAATAGATTGTAATCATTTTCAATTTTACTTGCTGCCTCTGTATAAATCTTATGATCGATATCATTATCACTGTTATTTTTATGTGATTCTTTTATTGTTAAAAGATAACTATAGAAATCATTTGTGGGATTTGTTATTTTCCAATACTCGTTTAATAGCTCTTCCCACGTTGGGTAGTTCTCTAAATATCTTTTTGAAATGCCTGAGCCAATAAAGACTATTGGGTAATTTTTGAATTCAAAATTTTTTTTTGACATATCCATATACCTTAAGCTCTGCTTGAAACATCCATTCTATAAATTATGAGGATGTCAGCATGTCTCACCAAAACATCATCTGGTTATCTTGATGAAATCTGTCATTAATAATCTACCCATGTTTTCTATATGTCTGTGGCATGCTCCCAATAACTTTCCCAAATATAAATACCCGATTCATTTCGTCTTTTTCGATCGGGTCCCATGGTGAGTAGCTCTTGTTATCAGAGATAACCAGCAGCTTATCCTTCATCATTTGCAGGCGCTTTACATGGGCTGTGTCGTCGTACAGAAACGCATAGATACCATCACCGTCGAAAGATTTAACAGTGATATCAACGAACAGAAGATCACCTGGTTCGATCGTTCCTGACATGCTGTCACCGCGTACGTTAATGATGCGGATATTTTCTGCCTTCCTGCCATCGAACATGTGACGAGCATCGTCAAACGAGTACTCAACCGAGCGTAGGACTTCTACAAACTCACGGTTGATGACACCCGGCCCAGCACTGACTTCTATATCAAGAACGTCAATCTTGAAGTATTTGGAATGGTTGACAGCAGGCTTCCCTGATTGTTGACCGTCATTTCTCATCGGGCCTATGCCTGATGAGAGCCACTCTGTTCGAACACCCAATGCATTAGCTATTTCAACAATTTTTGTTGAGCCGCGTGCGTTGCCGCTTGTCAGTCTCCAGATTGTGGGTTGAGCTACGCCAGACGCCTTTGCAAGAGCGCCTTGAGACATTCCAGATTGTTCCATCGCTAGGTTTAAGCGATCAGCAAGAGTTTCTTTTTTCATAAGTTTTAATTTATACGCTTGCGTATTGATGGTCAAAACACGTTTTGCTATTGATTGGATTAATACGCATTGCTATTATCCATTCATTGTAATACCAATAGGAATTGATAATGACAAATCAAACCATTCAACTCGCAATCAGTATTACAGGTAGTCAAAAACGACTGGCAGATCTATGCGGTGTAGCCCAGCCCACTGTTTGGCGTTGGCTACACGGTGGCGGAATTGATGCCCGCTATGTAATGAAAATTGTCTCAGCCACTGGTGGAAAGATTAAACCAGCAGATATTCGTCCCGACCTTGCACCATTGTTTAACGCGAGTAATTCTGCCGCCTAAACTGCGGCGTTAACTGATAAGGCAATGACTATGCAACCACTTACATACCAACAGACTAGCGGATTTAGCCCGACTGCGGTGATAAATCGTTCTCAAACAAAACAGGCGCCAGGCCACGAAAAAATCCGTGATGCCGTTCGCGCTTGGTCGGCTGCAGATAATCAGGATGTTGTTGCCGCACTCATTGTGAATGAGTATCGGGAGCAGGGCGGCGGCACCATCGATTTCCCTGATGATGTCAGCCGTGCACGCCAGAAGCTGTTCCGTTTCCTCGATAACAAATTCGATTCTGAAAAATACCGAAATAACGTGCGTGAACTGACCCCGGCAATTCTGGCGGTACTACCGCTGGAATATCGCGGCCACCTGGTTGAGCAGGATAGCTTCATGGCTCGGTTGGCTGAAATGGATAAGGAACTCAGTGAGGCAAAGCAGGCGGTCATTCTCAACGCACCACGCCACCAGAAACTGAAGGAAATGAGTGAAGGTATTGTGTCGATGTTTCGTGTGGACCCGGATCTGGCTGGTCCATTAATGGCGATGGTTACCACCATGCTGGGGGCAATATGACAGGTTCAGAAATGGCGAAAGCTGGTCTGCGGGAACAGAGCCGACTTTCAGGTGCAAATCGTAACGCACTCATTGCGGAAGGAATTATGGCAAACACTGCTGAGATATTCAATTTTCCAGTGCCGGATGAGGCACAAAAGGAGCGGCGCGTGGCAGATCTCGATGATGGTTATACGCGCATTGCAAATGAGTTGCTGGAAGCTGTGATGCTGGCCGGATTAACACAGCACCAGCTTCTGGTCTTCCTGGCTGTCATGCGCAAAACATATGGCTTTAATAAAAAACTGGATTGGGTGAGCAACGAGCAACTTTCCGAATTGACCGGGATATTGCCGCACAAGTGTTCTTCTGCAAAAAGCGTTCTGGTAAAGCGTGGGATTCTTATTCAGAGCGGGCGGAATATCGGCATTAATAATGTGGTCAGTGAATGGTCAACATTACCCGAATCAGGTAAGAAAAATAAAGTTTACCTGAAAGAGGTAAATTTACCTGAATCAGGTAAGAAAAGTTTACCCAAATCAGGTAAAGGCGTTTACCCGAATCAGGTAAACACAAAAGACAAACTAACAAAAGACAATATAAAACCTTTTTCGTCCGAGAATTCTGGCGAATCCTCTGACCAACCAGAAAACGATCTTCCTGTGGAGAAACCAGATGCTGCAATTCAGAGCGGCAGCAGGTGGGGGACAGCAGAAGACCTGACCGCCGCAGAGTGGATGTTTGACATGGTGAAGACCATCGCGCCATCAGCCAGAAAACCGAATTTTGCAGGGTGGGCTAACGATATCCGCCTGATGCGTGAACGTGACGGACGTAACCACCGCGACATGTGCGTGCTGTTCCGCTGGGCATGCCAGGACAACTTCTGGTCCGGTAACGTGCTAAGTCCGGCCAAACTCCGCGACAAGTGGACCCAACTCGAAATCAACCGTAACAAGCAACAGGCTGGCGTGACAGCCGGAAAATCAAAACTGGACCTGACAAACACTGACTGGATTTATGGGGTGGATTTATGAAAAACATCGCCGCACAGATGGTTAACTTTGACCGTGAGCAGATGCGCCGGATCGCCAATAACATGCCGGAACAGTACGACGAAAAGCCGCAGGTACAGTTGGTAGCGCAGATCATCAATGGTGTGTTCAGCCAGTTACTGGCAACTTTCCCGGCGAGCCTGGCTAACCGGGACCAGAACGAACTGAACGAAATCCGCCGCCAGTGGGTTCTGGCTTTCCGGGAAAACGGGATCACCACAATGGAACAGGTTAACGCAGGAATGCGCGTAGCCCGTCGGCAGAATCGACCATTTCTGCCATCACCCGGGCAGTTTGTTGCATGGTGCCGGGAAGAAGCATCCGTTATCGCCGGACTGCCAAGCGTCAGCGAGCTGGTTGATATGGTTTACGAGTATTGCCGGAAGCGAGGCCTGTATCCGGATGCAGAGTCTTATCCGTGGAAATCGAACGCGCACTACTGGCTGGTTACCAACCTGTACCAGAACATGCGGGCCAATGCGCTGACTGACGCGGAATTACGGCGCAAGGCTGCCGATGAACTGACCTGTATGGCAGCGCGAATTAACCGTGGTGAGACGATACCTGAACCAGTAAAACAACTTCCTGTCATGGGCGGCAGACCTCTAAATCGTGTTCAGGCGCTGGCGAAGATCGCAGAAATTAAAGCTAAGTTCGGACTGAAAGGAGCAAGTGTATGACGGGCGAAGAGGCAATTATTCATTACCTGGGGACGCATAATAGCTTCTGTGCGCCGGACGTTGCCGCGCTAACAGGCGCAACAGTAACCAGCATAAATCAGGCCGCGGCTAAAATGGCACGGGCAGGTCTTCTGGTTATCGAAGGTAAGGTCTGGCGAACGGTGTATTACCGGTTTGCTACCAAGGAAGAACGGGAAGGAAAGGTGAGCACGAATATGATTTTTAAGGAGTGTCGCCAGAGTGCCGCGATGAAACGGGTATTGTTGGTATACAGAACTTAGCATCGAAGGCCTATTGTTTTCGACAGGAGGCCATCGAAATGACACTATGGTACCGTCTTTACCCACCGCCTTCTGCTAAGTTTAGGAATACAAGATGTTGCTGCCGTTAAAAAATAGTCGTAATTTCTATTAGAATTTGGGCAATATAACCAGCACATAGATAAGGGAGTCGTTTTATGCACGAACTATTTGTGCTGGTTTTGAGCACCTGTGCTAGCCTCAGCAATATGTCAGGTTGTTCAGTGGAAGTAGTGAATGTCAACACCACAAAAGAGCCGGTAAACGTCTTTTATAGCAGGAAAGACTGCGAAGAAAGCATGAAAAACATTATGCTAAATCATGCTCTATACCATGAAGTATCAGGCAGAGAGCCATATATGGCAAAGTGCGAACAAGTATTTGTCTCAAAAAGTTTAATGAAATAATTGGCCAAAAACGACATATAACAAACTCTTATAGGAGCTTAACGTGGAAGATTACTTAGTTTTTGGTTTAGGTTATGAAGGCGATATAAAGAACGATGAAGCAGGGCTTGATAAGATAAGCGTGGTAACGAAATCGGTAGTGCGTTCTACCAATTCCAATGAACCAGTGGTTTACCAAGTGACTGAGTTTAAAGAATTTAATGTTGTGAGACATCAAGCGTTTGATAGTGAATACTACAACATAGCATTCGATGTCTTACCATCCCGCGTCCGTATTGATGCTGCAATCCGTAAATATCACCCCAAGAAATCCTCCTCAGCTTAGTAAGCTTTGATTTTCCATTATCAACCAGCAATAATAATGTCCTAGGAGCCTGAACAACTCCGGTGACTTCTGCGCTAAACGGGGACGTTTATGCGCACATACAATCCAAACTCTCTTCTCCCTTCACTGATGCAGAAATGCACCTGTGGTTCTTTGCATCCAACGTTTGACCTCTGCGGAGGTGAAGCGTGAACCTCCCACAAGACGGTATCAAATTGCATCGCGGTAACTTCACTGCTATCGGCCAGCAGATCCAGCCTTATCTGGAGAACGGAAAATGCTTTCGCATGGTGCTTAAACCGTGGCGTGAGAAACGCAGTCTTTCCCAGAATGCACTCAGCCACATGTGGTACAGCGAAATCAGTGAATACCTCATCAGCAGGGGGAAATCGTTCGCTACTTCAGCATGGGTAAAAGATGCTCTCAAACACACATACCTCGGTTATGAAACCAAGGACCTGGTTGATGTCGTAACCGGCGAAATCACTACTATCCAGTCGTTACGCCATACCTCCGATCTTGGTACCGGAGAGATGTATGTCTTCCTGTGTAAGGTTGAAGCCTGGGCGATGAATATTGGCTGCCACCTGACTATTCCACAGAGCTGCGAGTTCCAGCTGCTGCGCGACAAGCAGGAGGCGTAATGGCTACACCGCTTATTCGTGTCATGAACGGACACATCTACAAAGTACCAAATCGTCGTAAGCGTAAACCTGAGCTGAAGCCATCCGAAATACCAACACTGCTCGGATATACCGCCAGCCTGGTTGATAAAAAATGGTTGCGACTGGCAGCAAGGAGGAATCATGGCTGATTTGAGAAAAGCAGCGCGTAGTCGGGAATGCCAAGTAAGAATCCCTGGCGTATGTAATGGCAACCCTGAAACGTCTGTACTGGCACATATCCGGCTGACTGGATTGTGCGGCACCGGTACCAAACCGCCAGACTTGATTGCCACCATTGCATGTTCTGCCTGCCACGACGAAATCGACCGCCGCACACATTTTGTCGATGCTGCATATGCAAAAGAATGCGCGCTGGAAGGTATGGCGAGAACACAGGTTATCTGGCTGAAAGAGGGGGTTATTAAGGCGTGAATACCTACAGCATCACATTACCTTGGCCTCCGAGCAATAATCGCTACTACCGGCATAATCGCGGGCGCACGCACATCAGCGCAGAAGGGCAGGCATACCGTGATAACGTCGCCCGAATCATCAAAGGCTCCATGCTGGATATCGGCCTGGCTATGCCAGTGAAAATCCGTATTGAGTGCCACATGCCGGATCGCCGTCGCCGTGACCTGGATAATCTGCAAAAAGCCGCTTTTGACGCACTCACCAAAGCAGGTTTCTGGCTGGATGATGCACAGGTCGTTGATTACCGTGTTGTGAAGATGCCCGTTACCAAAGGTGGGAAGCTGGAGCTGACCATCACCGAACTGGGGAATGAATGATGTTTGAGTCTTATATGGCAGAACGTCTTCGCCACCGCTGGATGCGCCTGCGCTTATATCGTTTTCCTAGTTCTGTTTTGACCGATTACCGGATACTGAAGAATTACGCCAAAACACTGAAAGGAGCTGCCGCATGAATACCCAATATTTACAGTATGTCCGCGAGCAACTCATTGTGGCTACCGCTGATTTGAGCGGAGCAACGAAAGGACAGCTTGAAGCCTGGCTGGAGCATGCACAATTTGATACTGGTACATACAAACGAAAGAAGCCGCGCATTCTGGATGAGGTAACTGGCAGGATGATTACGCTGGATAATCCGCCGATTTCCGGTAAGCAGTCGTACGCAAAAGGTTCATCCATTGCACTGGTCAGCCAGGTTGAGTTCTCAACCTCGTCATGGCGCCGCGCGGTTCTGTCTCTCGAAGAACATCAGAAAGCGTGGTTGCTGTGGAGTTACAGCGAAAGTGTTCGCTGGGAACATCAGGTCACCATAACGCAGTGGGCATGGAGCGAGTTTAAGACTCTGTTGGGTACCAGGAAAATTGCAGGTAAGACACTGGAACGTTTGAAGAAGTTGATCTGGCTGGCGGCACAGGATGTGAAGAACGAGCTGGCAGGGGGTAAGACCTATGAATACCAGGAGCTGGCATCACTGGTGGGAGTGACATCAAAAAACTGGTCTGAGACATTTACTGAACGCTGGGTTGCAATGAAACACATTTTTCTACAGCTTGATAGCCAAGCTTTATTGCTTTTAACGAAAACACGTTCAAAACAAAAGACCACATTTTCACAGCAAGATATTGCAAAACTGGATTAAAAATCATATATTTTATGTAAATCTGATATTTTGCCAATGTTGTACGCACTGGCAGTAATCCAAATTCAAGCCCGAGGTTTAAAGCCTTGGGCTTTTCTGTTTCTGAACGGTGAGTAGCCTTCCAACCTACCCCAGCCAGGGGGTCTTCAGCTGTTGAGTTGATATTGCTTAGCCCTCTGTTGCCAGCTACATGCTGGCTTTTTTATTCTAGGCTTGTGGGGAGCATCAACTCCGTGCTTTGTCGTTAAATTACCCCGTGAGCCTGATTTCTGACATTTAACGTCCCGGCCTTTTGTCGGCGGCGAAACATTGGCTATTCATATGCACGAAAAAGAGAGCCTTGCCGGAGCGTTCTGGCTCGTTTTGCTGATCATCGCAGGTTGGGGCGGTCTGGTCCGCTACCTGATAGATGTGAAGCAGAGTAAAGCAACGTGGAGTTGGATAAATGCTCTGGCTCAAATAGTGGTATCAGGATTCACCGGTGTTATTGGTGGCCTGATCAGCATCGAAAGTGGATTCAGTATTTACATGATTCTCGCGACAGCGGGGATTAGTGGTGCGATGGGTTCGGTTGCACTGACGTACTTCTGGGAACGACTGACAGGGGTGAAAAATGCAAAATCTTAATCCTCAGCGTAAAGCCTTCCTCGATATGTTGGCGTGGTCAGAAGGAACGGATAACGGGCGACAACCGACACGTAACCACGGTTATGATGTTATTGTTGGCGGCGAACTGTTTACTGATTACTCCGATCACCCTCGCAAACTTGTCACGCTACACCCCAAACTCAAATCAACAGCCGCCGGACGTTATCAGCTTCTTTCACGCTGGTGGGATGCTTACCGTAAACAGCTTGGTTTGAAAGACTTCTCCCCCAAAAGCCAGGACGCAGTGGCATTGCAGCAGATTAAAGAGCGTGGTGCTTTACCTATGATTGATCGCGGTGATATCCGTCAGGCAATCGACCGTTGCAGTAATATCTGGGCTTCACTGCCGGGCGCTGGTTATGGTCAGTTCGAGCATAAGGCTGACAGCCTGATTGCAAAATTCAAAGAAGCTGGCGGAACGGTCAGAGAGAGTGAGGTATGAGCAGAATAACCGCGATTATCTCCGCTCTGCTCATCTGCATCATCGTCTGCCTGTCATGGGCTGTTAATCATTACCGTGATAACGCCATTACCTACAAAGCCCAGCGCGACAAAAATGCCAGAGAACTGAAGCTGGCGAACGTGGCAATTACTGACATGCAGATGCGTCAGCGTGATGTTGCTGCGCTCGATGCAAAATACACGAAGGAGTTAGCTGATGCGAAAGCTGAAAATGATGCTCTGCGTGATGATGTTGCCGCTGGTCATCGTCGGTTGCACATCAAAGCAGTCTGTCAGTCAGTGCGTGAAGCCACCACCGCCTCCGGCGTGGATAATGCAGCCTCCCCCCGACTGGCAGACACCGCTGAACGGGATTATTTCACCCTTAGAGAGAGGCTGATCACTATGCAAAAACAACTGGAAGGAACCCAGAAGTATATTAATGAGCAGTGCAGATAGAGCTGCCCATATCGATGGGCAGCTCATGCAATTATTGTGAGCAATACACACGCGCTTCCAGCGGAGTATAAATGCCTAAAGTAATAAAACCGAGCAATCCATTTACGAATGTTTGCTGGGTTTCTGTTTTAACAACATTTTCTGCGCCGCCACAAATTTTAGCTGCATCGACAGTTTTCTTCTGCCCAATTCCAGAGACGAAGAAATGGTGGGTGATGGTTTCCTTTGGTGTTACTGCTGCCGGTTTGTTTTGAACAGTAAACGTCTGTTGGGCACATCCTGTAATAAGCAGGGCCAGCGCAGTAGCGAGTAGCATTTTTTTCATGGTGTTATTCCCGATGCTTTTTAAAGTTCGCAGAATCGTATGTGTAGAAAATTAAACAAACCCTAAACAATGAGTTGAAATCTCATATTGTTAATATTTATTAATGTATGTCAGATGCGAAGGATCGTCACTGTATTCCCGGATTAACTATGTCCGCAGCCCTGACAGGGAAACTCCTCTGCGGGAGTGTCCGGGAATAATTAATAACGATGCACACAGGGTTTAGCGCGTACACGTATTGCATTATGCCAACGCCCCGGTGCTGACACGGAAGAAACCGGACGTTATGATTTAGCGTGGAAAGATTTGTGTAGTGTACTGAATGCTCTCAGTAAATAGTAATGAATTATCAAAGGCATAGTAATATCTTTTATGTTCGTGGATATTTGTAACCCATCGGAAAACTCCTGCTTTAGCAAGATTTTCCCTGTATTGCTGAAATGTGATTTCTCTTGATTTCAACCTATCATAGGACGTTTCTATAAGATGCGTATTTCTTGAGAATTTAACATTTACAACCTTTTTAAGTCCTTTTATTAACACAGTGTTATCGTTTTCTAACACAATGTGAATATTATCTGTGGCTAGATAGTAAATATAATGTGAGACATTGTGACGTTTTAGTTCAGAATAAAACAATTCACAGTTTAAATCTTTTCGCACTTGATCGAATATTTCTTTAAAAATGGCAACCTGAGCCATTGGTAAAACCTTCCATGTGATACGAGGGCGCGTAGTTTGCATTATCGTTTTTATCGTTTCAATCTGGTCTGACCTCTTTGTGTTTTGTTGATGATTTATGTCAAATATTAGGAATGTTTTCAATTAATAGTATTGGTTGCGTAACAAAGTGCGGTCCTGCTGGCATTCTGGAGGGAAATACAACCGACAGATGTATGTAAGGCCAACGTGCTCAAATCTTCATACAGAAAGATTTGAAGTAATATTTTAACCGCTAGATGAAGAGCAAGCGCATGGAGCGACAAAATGAATAAAGAACAATCTGCTGATGATCCCTCCGTGGATCTGATTCGTGTAAAAAATATGCTTAATAGCACCATTTCTATGAGTTACCCTGATGTTGTAATTGCATGTATAGAACATAAGGTGTCTCTGGAAGCATTCAGGGCAATTGAGGCAGCGTTGGTGAAGCACGATAATAATATGAAGGATTATTCCCTGGTGGTTGACTGATCACCATAACTGCTAATCATTCAAACTACTTAACCTGTGACAGAGCCAACACGCAGTCTGTCACTGTCAGGAAAGTGGTAAAACTGCAACTCAATTACTGCAATGCCCTCGTAATTAAGTGAATTTACAATATCGTCCTGTTCGGAGGGAAGAACGCGGGATGTTCATTCTTCATCACTTTTAATTGATGTATATGCTCTCTTTTCTGACGTTAGCCTCCGACGGCAGGCTTCAATGACCCAGGCTGAGAAATTTCCGGACCCTTTTTGATCAAGAGCGATGTTAATTTGTTCAATCATTTGGTTAGGAAAGCGGATGTTGCGGGTTGTTGTTCTGCGGGTTCTGTTCTTCGTTGACATGAGGTTGCCCCGTATTCAGTGTCGCTGATTTGTATTGTCTGAAGTTGTTTTTACGTTAAGTTGATGCAGATCAATTAATACGATACCTGCGTCATAATTGATTATTTGACGTGGTTTGATGGCGTAGATGCACGTTGTGACATGTAGATGATAATTATTATCATTTTACGGGTCCTTTCCGGCGATCCGACAGGTTACGGGGCGGCGACCTCGCGGGTTTTCGCTATTTATGAAAATTTTCCGGTTTAAGGCGTTTCCGTTCTTCTTCGTCATAACTTAATGTTTTTATTTAAAATACCCTCTGAAAAGAAAGGAAACGACAGGTGCTGAAAGCGAGCTTTTTGGCCTCTGTCGTTTCCTTTCTCTGTTTTTGTCCGTGGAATGAACAATGGAAGTCAACAAAAAGCAGCTGGCTGACATTTTCGGTGCGAGTATCCGTACCATTCAGAACTGGCAGGAACAGGGAATGCCCGTTCTGCGAGGCGGTGGCAAGGGTAATGAGGTGCTTTATGACTCTGCCGCCGTCATAAAATGGTATGCCGAAAGGGATGCTGAAATTGAGAACGAAAAGCTGCGCCGGGAGGTTGAAGAACTGCGGCAGGCCAGCGAGGCAGATCTCCAGCCAGGAACTATTGAGTACGAACGCCATCGACTTACGCGTGCGCAGGCCGACGCACAGGAACTGAAGAATGCCAGAGACTCCGCTGAAGTGGTGGAAACCGCATTCTGTACTTTCGTGTTGTCGCGGATCGCAGGTGAAATTGCCAGTATTCTCGACGGGCTCCCCCTGTCGGTGCAGCGGCGTTTTCCGGAACTGGAAAACCGACATGTTGATTTCCTGAAACGGGATATCATCAAAGCCATGAACAAAGCAGCCGCGCTGGATGAACTGATACCGGGGTTGCTGAGTGAATATATCGAACAGTCAGGTTAACAGGCTGCGGCATTTTGTCCGCGCCGGGCTTCGCTCACTGTTCAGGCCGGAGCCACAGACCGCCGTTGAATGGGCGGATGCTAATTACTATCTCCCGAAAGAATCCGCATACCAGGAAGGGCGCTGGGAAACACTGCCCTTTCAGCGGGCCATCATGAATGCGATGGGCAGCGACTACATCCGTGAGGTGAATGTGGTGAAGTCTGCCCGTGTCGGTTATTCCAAAATGCTGCTGGGTGTTTATGCCTACTTTATAGAGCATAAGCAGCGCAACACCCTTATCTGGTTGCCGACGGATGGTGATGCCGAGAACTTTATGAAAACCCACGTTGAGCCGACTATTCGTGATATTCCGTCGCTGCTGGCGCTGGCCCCGTGGTATGGCAAAAAGCACCGGGATAACACGCTCACCATGAAGCGTTTCACTAATGGGCGTGGCTTCTGGTGCCTGGGCGGTAAAGCGGCAAAAAACTACCGTGAAAAGTCGGTGGATGTGGCGGGTTATGATGAACTTGCTGCTTTTGATGATGATATTGAACAGGAAGGCTCTCCGACGTTCCTGGGTGACAAGCGTATTGAAGGCTCGGTCTGGCCAAAGTCCATCCGTGGCTCCACGCCAAAAGTGAGAGGCACCTGTCAGATTGAGCGTGCAGCCAGTGAATCCCCGCATTTTATGCGTTTTCATGTTGCCTGCCCGCATTGCGGGGAGGAGCAGTATCTTAAATTTGGCGACAAAGAGACGCCGTTTGGCCTCAAATGGACGCCGGATGACCCCTCCAGCGTGTTTTATCTCTGCGAGCATAATGCCTGCGTCATCCGCCAGCAGGAGCTGGACTTTACTGATGCCCGTTATATCTGCGAAAAGACCGGGATCTGGACCCGTGATGGCATTCTCTGGTTTTCGTCATCCGGTGAAGAGATTGAGCCACCTGACAGTGTGACCTTTCACATCTGGACAGCGTACAGCCCGTTCACCACCTGGGTGCAGATTGTCAAAGACTGGATGAAAACGAAAGGGGATACGGGAAAACGTAAAACCTTCGTAAACACCACGCTCGGTGAGACGTGGGAGGCGAAAATTGGCGAACGTCCGGATGCTGAAGTGATGGCAGAGCGGAAAGAGCATTATTCAGCGCCCGTTCCTGACCGTGTGGCTTACCTGACCGCCGGTATCGACTCCCAGCTGGACCGCTACGAAATGCGCGTATGGGGATGGGGGCCGGGTGAGGAAAGCTGGCTGATTGACCGGCAGATTATTATGGGCCGCCACGATGATGAACAGACGCTGCTGCGTGTGGATGAGGCCATCAATAAAACCTATATCCGCCGGAATGGTGCAGAAATGTCGGTATCCCGTATCTGCTGGGATATTGGCGGGATTGACCCGACCATTGTGTATGAACGCTCGAAAAAGCATGGGCTGTTCCGGGTGATCCCCATTAAAGGGGCATCCGTCTACGGAAAGCCTGTGGCCAGCATGCCACGTAAGCGAAACAAAAACGGGGTTTACCTTACCGAAATTGGTACGGATACCGCGAAAGAGCAGATTTATAACCGCTTCACACTGACGCCGGAAGGGGATGAACCGCTTCCCGGTGCCGTTCACTTCCCGAATAACCCGGATATTTTTGATCTGACCGAAGCGCAGCAGCTGACTGCTGAAGAGCAGGTCGAAAAATGGGTGGATGGCAGGAAAAAAATACTGTGGGACAGCAAAAAGCGACGCAATGAGGCGCTCGACTGCTTCGTTTATGCGCTGGCGGCGCTGCGCATCAGTATTTCCCGCTGGCAGCTGGATCTCAGTGCGCTGCTGGCGAGCCTGCAGGAAGAGGATGGTGCAGCAACCAACAAGAAAACACTGGCAGATTACGCCCGTGCCTTATCCGGAGAGGATGAATGACGCGACAGGAAGAACTTGCCGCTGCCCGTGCGGCACTGCATGACCTGATGACAGGTAAACGGGTGGCAACAGTACAGAAAGACGGACGAAGGGTGGAGTTTACGGCCACTTCCGTGTCTGACCTGAAAAAATATATTGCAGAGCTGGAAGTGCAGACCGGCATGACACAGCGACGCAGGGGACCTGCAGGATTTTATGTATGAAAACGCCCACCATTCCCACCCTTCTGGGGCCGGACGGCATGACATCGCTGCGCGAATATGCCGGTTATCACGGCGGTGGCAGCGGATTTGGAGGGCAGTTGCGGTCGTGGAACCCACCGAGTGAAAGTGTGGATGCAGCCCTGTTGCCCAACTTTACCCGTGGCAATGCCCGCGCAGACGATCTGGTACGCAATAACGGCTATGCCGCCAACGCCATCCAGCTGCATCAGGATCATATCGTCGGGTCTTTTTTCCGGCTCAGTCATCGCCCAAGCTGGCGCTATCTGGGCATCGGGGAGGAAGAAGCCCGTGCCTTTTCCCGCGAGGTTGAAGCGGCATGGAAAGAGTTTGCCGAGGATGACTGCTGCTGCATTGACGTTGAGCGAAAACGCACGTTTACCATGATGATTCGGGAAGGTGTGGCCATGCACGCCTTTAACGGTGAACTGTTCGTTCAGGCCACCTGGGATACCAGTTCGTCGCGGCTTTTCCGGACACAGTTCCGGATGGTCAGCCCGAAGCGCATCAGCAACCCGAACAATACCGGCGACAGCCGGAACTGCCGTGCCGGTGTGCAGATTAATGACAGCGGTGCGGCGCTGGGATATTACGTCAGCGAGGACGGGTATCCTGGCTGGATGCCGCAGAAATGGACATGGATACCCCGTGAGTTACCCGGCGGGCGCGCCTCGTTCATTCACGTTTTTGAACCCGTGGAGGACGGGCAGACTCGCGGTGCAAATGTGTTTTACAGCGTGATGGAGCAGATGAAGATGCTCGACACGCTGCAGAACACGCAGCTGCAGAGCGCCATTGTGAAGGCGATGTATGCCGCCACCATTGAGAGTGAGCTGGATACGCAGTCAGCGATGGATTTTATTCTGGGCGCGAACAGTCAGGAGCAGCGGGAAAGGCTGACCGGCTGGATTGGTGAAATTGCCGCGTATTACGCCGCAGCGCCGGTCCGGCTGGGAGGCGCAAAAGTACCGCACCTGATGCCGGGTGACTCACTGAACCTGCAGACGGCTCAGGATACGGATAACGGCTACTCCGTGTTTGAGCAGTCACTGTTGCGGTATATCGCTGCCGGGCTGGGTGTCTCGTATGAGCAGCTTTCCCGGAATTACGCCCAGATGAGCTACTCCACGGCACGGGCCAGTGCGAACGAGTCGTGGGCGTACTTTATGGGGCGGCGAAAATTCGTCGCATCCCGTCAGGCGAGCCAGATGTTTCTGTGCTGGCTGGAAGAGGCCATCGTTCGCCGCGTGGTGACGTTACCTTCAAAAGCGCGCTTCAGCTTTCAGGAAGCCCGCAGTGCTTGGGGGAACTGCGACTGGATAGGCTCCGGTCGTATGGCCATCGATGGTCTGAAAGAAGTTCAGGAAGCGGTGATGCTGATAGAAGCCGGACTGAGCACCTACGAGAAAGAGTGCGCGAAACGCGGTGACGACTATCAGGAAATTTTTGCCCAGCAGGTCCGTGAAACGATGGAGCGCCGTGCAGCCGGTCTTAAACCGCCCGCCTGGGCGGCTGCGGCATTTGAATCCGGACTGCGACAATCAACAGAGGAGGAGAAGAGTGACAGCAGAGCTGCGTAATCTCCCGCATATTGCCAGCATGGCTTTTAATGAGCCGCTGATGCTTGAACCCGCCTATGCGCGGGTTTTCTTTTGTGCGCTTGCAGGCCAGCTTGGGATCAGCCGCCTGACGGATGCAGTATCCGGCGACAGCCTGACTGCCGGAGAGGCACCCGCGGCGCTGGCGTTATCCGGTGATGATGACGGACCACGACAGGCCCGCAGTTATCAGGTCATGAACGGCATCGCCGTGCTGCCGGTGTCCGGTACGCTGGTCAGCCGGACGCGGGCGCTGCAGCCGTATTCGGGAATGACCGGTTACAACGGCATTATCGCCCGTCTGCAACAGGCTGCCAGCGATCCGATGGTGGACGGCATTCTGCTGGATATGGACACACCGGGCGGGATGGTGGCGGGAGCATTTGACTGTGCTGACATCATCGCCCGTGTGCGAGACATAAAACCGGTATGGGCGCTGGCCAACGACATGAACTGCAGTGCAGGTCAGCTGCTTGCCAGCGCCGCCTCCCGGCGTCTGGTCACGCAGACCGCCCGGACAGGCTCCATTGGCGTCATGATGGCTCACAGTAATTACGGTGCTGCGCTGGAGAAACAGGGCGTGGAAATCACGCTGATTTACAGCGGCAGCCATAAGGTGGATGGCAACCCCTACAGCCATCTACCGGATGATGTCCGGGAAACACTGCAGTCCCGGATGGATGCAACCCGCCGGATGTTTGCACAGAAGGTGTCGGCATATACCGGCCTGTCCGTGCAGGCTGTGCTGGATACCGAGGCTGCAGTGTACAGCGGTCAGGAGGCCATTGATGCCGGACTGGCTGATGAACTTGTGAACAGTACCGATGCGATCACCGTCATGCGTGATGCACTGGATGCACGTAAATCCCGTCTCTCAGGAGGGCGAATGACCAAAGAGACTCAATCAACAACTGTTTCAGCCACTGCTTCGCAGGCTGACGTTACTGGCGTGGTGCAAGCGACGGAGGGCGAGAACGCCAGCGCGGCGCAGCCGGACGTGAACGCGCAGATCACCGCAGCGGTTGCGGCAGAAAACAGTCGCATTATGGGGATCCTCAACTGTGAGGAGGCTCACGGACGCGAAGAACAGGCATGCGTGCTGGCCGAAACCCCCGGTATGACCGTGGAAACGGCCCGCCGTATTCTGGCCGCAGCACCACAGAGTGCACAGGCGCGCAGTGACACTGCGCTGGATCGTCTGATGCAGGGGGCACCGGCACCGCTGGCTGCAGGTAACCCGGCATCTGATGCCGTTAACGATTTGCTGAACACACCAGTGTAAGGGATGTTTATGACGAGCAAAGAAACCTTTACCCATTACCAGCCGCTGGGCAACAGTGACCCGGCTCATACCGCAACCGCGCCCGGCGGATTGAGTGCGAAAGCGCCTGCAATGACCCCGCTGATGCTGGACACCTCCACCCGTAAGCTGGTTGCGTGGGATGGCACCACCGACGGTGCTGCCGTTGGCATTCTTGCAGTTGCTGCTGACCAGACCAGCACCACACTGACGTTCTACAAGTCCGGCACGTTCCGTTATGAGGATGTGCTCTGGCCGGAGGCTGCCAGCGACGAGACGAAAAAACGGACCGCGTTTGCCGGAACGGCAATCAGCATCGTTTAACTTTACCCTTCATCACTAAAGGCCGCCTGTGCGGCTTTTTTTACGGGATTTTTTTATGTCGATGTACACAACCGCCCAGCTGCTGGCGGCAAATGAGCAGAAATTTAAGTTTGATCCGCTGTTTCTGCGTCTCTTTTTCCGTGAGAGCTATCCCTTCACTACGGAGAAAGTCTATCTCTCACAAATTCCGGGACTGGTAAACATGGCGCTGTACGTTTCGCCGATTGTTTCCGGTGAGGTTATCCGTTCCCGTGGCGGCTCCACCTCTGAATTTACGCCGGGATATGTCAAACCCAAGCATGAAGTGAATCCGCAGATGACCCTGCGTCGCCTGCCGGATGAAGATCCGCAGAATCTGGCGGACCCGGCTTACCGCCGCCGTCGCATCATCATGCAGAACATGCGTGACGAAGAGCTGGCCATTGCTCAGGTCGAAGAGATGCAGGCAGTTTCTGCCGTGCTCAAGGGCAAATACACCATGACCGGTGAAGCCTTCGATCCGGTTGAGGTGGATATGGGCCGCAGTGCGGCGAACAACATCACGCAGTCCGGCGGCACGGAGTGGAGCAAGCGTGACAAGTCCACGTATGACCCGACCGACGATATCGAAGCCTACGCGCTGAACGCCAGCGGCGTGGTGAATATCATCGTGTTTGACCCGAAAGGCTGGGCGCTGTTCCGTTCCTTCAAAGCCGTCAGGGAGAAGCTGGATACCCGTCGCGGCTCTCATTCCGAACTGGAGACAGCGGTAAAAGACCTGGGCAAAGCGGTGTCTTATAAGGGAATGTATGGCGATGTGGCCATCGTCGTGTATTCCGGACAGTACGTGGAAAACGGCGTCAAAAAGAACTTCCTGCCGGACAACACGATGGTGCTGGGTAACACTCATGCACGCGGTCTGCGCACCTATGGCTGTATTCAGGATGCGGATGCATTGAGTGAGGGTATTAATGCGTCTCCCCGTTATCCGAAAAACTGGAAGACATCCGGCGCGAGAGTTCACCATGATTCAGTCAGCACCGCTGATGCTGCTGGCTGATCCTGATGAGTTCGTGTCCGTTCAACTGGCGTAATCATGGCCCTTAGGGGCCATTTTCTCTCTGTGGAGGAGTCCATGAAGAAAGATGAACTGATTGCCCGTCTCCGGTCGCTGGGTGAGCAACTGAACCGTGATGTCAGCCTGACGGGGACGAAAGAAGAACTGGCGCTCCGTGTGGCAGAGCTGGAAGAGGAGCTTGATGACACGGATGACGGAGCCGGTCAGGACTCGTCTGTCAGCCCGGAAAATGCGCTGACCGGACATGAAAATGAGGTGGTATCAGCACAGACGGATACCGTGACTGATACGGCTGCTCTGGTCACGGTTGTGGCACTGGTGACGCTGCATACCGATGCACTTCACGCCACGCGGGATGAACCTGTGGCATTTGTGCTGCCGGGAACGGCGTTTCGTGTCTCTGCCGGTGTGGCAGCCGAAATGACAGAGCGCGGCCTGGCCAGAATGCAATAACGGGAGGCGCTGTGGCTGATTTCGATAACCTGTTCGATGCTGCCATTGTCCGCGCCGATGAAACGATACGCGGGTACATGGGAACGTCAGCCACCATGACATCCGGTGAGCAGTCCGGCGCAGTAATACGTGGTGTTTTTGATGACCCTGAAAATATCAGCTATGCCGGACAGGGCGTGCGCGTTGAAGGCTCCAGCCCGTCCCTGTTTGTCCGGACTGATGATGTGCGGCAGCTGCGGCGTGGAGACACGCTGACCATCGGTGAGGAAAACTTCTGGATAAACCGGGTTTCGCCGGATGATGGTGGAAGCTGTCATCTCTGGCTTGGGCGGGGCGTACCGCCTGCCGTTAACCGTCGCCGCTGAAAGGGGGATGTATGGCCATAAAAGGTCTTGAGCAGGCCATTGAAAACCTCAGCCGTATCAGCAAAACGGCGGTGCCTGGTGCCGCCGCAATGGCCATTAACCGCGTTGCTTCATCCGCGATATCGCAGTCGGCGTCACAGGTTGCCCGTGAGACAAAGGTACGCCGGAAACTGGTAAAGGAAAGGGCCAGGCTGAAAAGGGCCACGGTCAAAAATCCGCAGGCCAGAATCAAAGTTAACCGGGGGGATTTGCCCGTAATCAAGCTGGGTAATGCGCGGGTTGTCCTTTCGCGCCGCAGGCGTCGTAAAAAGGGGCAGCGTTCATCCCTGAAAGGTGGCGGCAGCGTGCTTGTGGTGGGTAACCGTCGTATTCCCGGCGCGTTTATTCAGCAACTGAAAAATGGCCGGTGGCATGTCATGCAGCGTGTGGCCGGGAAAAACCGTTACCCCATTGATGTGGTGAAAATCCCGATGGCGGTGCCGCTGACCACGGCGTTTAAACAAAATATTGAGCGGATACGGCGTGAACGTCTTCCGAAAGAGCTGGGCTATGCGCTGCAGCATCAACTGAGGATGGTAATAAAGCGATGAAACATACTGAACTCCGTGCAGCCGTACTGGATGCACTGGAGAAGCATGACACCGGGGCGACGTTTTTTGATGGTCGCCCCGCTGTTTTTGATGAGGCGGATTTTCCGGCAGTTGCCGTTTATCTCACCGGCGCTGAATACACGGGCGAAGAGCTGGACAGCGATACCTGGCAGGCGGAGCTGCATATCGAAGTTTTCCTGCCTGCTCAGGTGCCGGATTCAGAGCTGGATGCGTGGATGGAGTCCCGGATTTATCCGGTGATGAGCGATATCCCGGCACTGTCAGATTTGATCACCAGTATGGTGGCCAGCGGCTATGACTACCGGCGCGACGATGATGCGGGCCTGTGGAGTTCAGCCGATCTGACTTATGTCATTACCTATGAAATGTGAGGACGCTATGCCTGTACCAAATCCTACAATGCCGGTGAAAGGTGCCGGGACCACCCTGTGGGTTTATAACGGAAACGGCGACCCTTATGCGAATCCGCTTTCAGACGTTGACTGGTCGCGTCTGGCAAAAGTTAAAGACCTGACGCCCGGCGAACTGACCGCTGAGTCCTATGACGACAGCTATCTCGATGATGAAGATGCAGACTGGACTGCGACCGGGCAGGGGCAGAAATCTGCCGGAGATACCAGCTTCACGCTGGCGTGGATGCCCGGAGAGCAGGGGCAGCAGGCGCTGCTGGCGTGGTTTAATGAAGGCGATACCCGTGCCTATAAAATCCGCTTCCCGAACGGCACGGTCGATGTGTTCCGTGGCTGGGTCAGCAGTATCGGTAAGGCGGTGACGGCGAAGGAAGTGATCACCCGCACGGTGAAAGTCACCAATGTGGGACGTCCGTCGATGGCAGAAGATCGCAGCACGGTAACAGCGGCAACCGGCATGACCGTGACGCCTGCCAGCACCTCGGTGGTGAAAGGGCAGAGCACCACGCTGACCGTGGCCTTCCAGCCGGAGGGCGTAACCGACAAGAGCTTTCGTGCGGTGTCTGCGGATAAAACAAAAGCCACCGTGTCGGTCAGTGGTATGACCATCACCGTGAACGGCGTTGCTGCAGGCAAGGTCAACATTCCGGTTGTATCCGGTAATGGTGAGTTTGCTGCGGTTGCAGAAATTACCGTCACCGCCAGTTAATCCGGAGAGTCAGCGATGTTCCTGAAAACCGAATCATTTGAACATAACGGTGTGACCGTCACGCTTTCTGAACTGTCAGCCCTGCAGCGCATTGAGCATCTCGCCCTGATGAAACGGCAGGCAGAACAGGCGGAGTCAGACAGCAACCGGAAGTTTACTGTGGAAGACGCCATCAGAACCGGCGCGTTTCTGGTGGCGATGTCCCTGTGGCATAACCATCCGCAGAAGACGCAGATGCCGTCCATGAATGAAGCCGTTAAACAGATTGAGCAGGAAGTGCTTACCACCTGGCCCACGGAGGCAATTTCTCATGCTGAAAACGTGGTGTACCGGCTGTCTGGTATGTATGAGTTTGTGGTGAATAATGCCCCTGAACAGACAGAGGACGCCGGGCCCGCAGAGCCTGTTTCTGCGGGAAAGTGTTCGACGGTGAGCTGAGTTTTGCCCTGAAACTGGCGCGTGAGATGGGGCGACCCGACTGGCGTGCCATGCTTGCCGGGATGTCATCCACGGAGTATGCCGACTGGCACCGCTTTTACAGTACCCATTATTTTCATGATGTTCTGCTGGATATGCACTTTTCCGGGCTGACGTACACCGTGCTCAGCCTGTTTTTCAGCGATCCGGAGATGCATCCGCTGGATTTCAGTTTGCTGAACCGGCGTGAGGCTGACGAAGAGCCTGAAGATGATGTGCTGATGCAGAAAGCGGCAGGGCTTGCCGGAGGCGTCCGCTTTGGCCCGGATGTGAATGAAGTTATCCCCGTTTCCCCGGATGTGGCGGACATGACGGAGGATGACGTAATGCTGATGACAGTATCAGAAGGGATCGCAGGAGGAGTCCGGTATGGCTGAACCGGTAGGCGATCTGGTCGTTGATTTAAGTCTGGATGCGGCCAGATTTGACGAGCAGATGGCCAGAGTCAGGCGTCATTTTTCCGGTACGGAAAGTGATGCGAAAAAAACAGCGGCAGTCGTTGAACAGTCGCTGAGCCGACAGGCACTGGCTGCACAGAAAGCGGGGATTTCCGTCGGGCAGTATAAAGCTGCCATGCGTATGCTGCCTGCGTAGTTCACCGACGTGGCCACGCAGCTTGCAGGCGGGCAAAGTCCGTGGCTGATCCTGCTGCAACAGGGTGGTCAGGTGAAGGACTCCTTCGGCGGGATGATCCCCATGTTCAGGGGGCTTGCCGGTGCGATCACCCTGCCGATGGTCGGGGCCACCTCGCTGGCGGTGGCGACCGGTGCGCTGGCGTATGCCTGGTATCAGGGCAACTCAACCCTGTCCGATTTCAACAAAACGCTGGTCCTTTCCGGCAATCAGTCGGGTCTGACGGCAGATCGTATGCTAGTCCTGTCCAGAGCCGGGCAGGCGGCAGGGCTGACGTTTAACCAGACCAGCGAGTCACTCAGCGCACTGGTTAAGGCGGGAGTAAGCGGTGAGGCTCAGATTGCATCCATCAGCCAGAGTGTGGCGCGTTTCTCCTCTGCATCCGGCGTGGAGGTGGACAAGGTCGCTGAAGCCTTCGGGAAGCTGACCACAGACCCGACGTCAGGGCTGACAGCGATGGCACGCCAGTTCCATAACGTGACGGCGGAGCAGATTGCGTATGTTGCTCAGTTGCAGCATTCCGGCGATGAAGCCGGGGCATTGCAGGCTGCGAACGAGGCCGCGACGAAAGGGTTTGATGACCAGACCCGCCGCCTGAAAGAGAACATGGGTACGCTGGAGACCTGGGCAGACAGGACAGCGCGGGCATTCAAATCCATGTGGGATGCGGTGCTGGATACTGGTCGTCCTGATACCGCGCAGGAGATGCTGATTAAGGCAGAGGCTGCGTTTAAGAAAGCGGACGACATCTGGAGTCTGCGCAAGGATGATTATTTCGTTAACGATGAAGCGCAGGCGCGTTACTGGGATGATCGTGAAAAGGCCCGTCTTGCGCTTGAAGCCGCGAGAAAGAAGGCTGAACAGCAGAGTCAACAGGACAAAAATGCGCAGCAGCAGAGCGATACTGAAGCGTCACGGCTGAAATATACCGAAGAGGCGCAGAAAGCTTACGAACGGCTGCAGACGCCGCTGGAGAAATATACCGCCCGTCAGGAAGAACTGAACAAGGCACTGAAGGACGGGAAAATTCTGCAGGCAGATTACAACACGCTGATGGCGGCGGCGAAAAAGGACTATGAAGCGACGCTGAAAAAGCCGAAACAGTCCGGCGTGAAGGTGTCTGCGGGCGATCGTCAGGAAGACAGTGCTCATGCTGCCCTGCTGACGCTTCAGGCTGAACTCCGGACGCTGGAGAAGCATGCCGGAGCAAATGAGAAAATCAGCCAGCAGCGCCGGGATTTGTGGAAGGCTGAAAGTCAGTTCGCGGTACTGGAGGAGGCGGCACAACGTCGCCAGCTGTCTGCACAGGAGAAATCCCTGCTGGCGCATAAAGATGAGACGCTGGAGTACAAACGCCAGCTGGCTGCACTTGGCGACAAGGTTACGTATCAGGAGCGCCTGAACGCGCTGGCGCAGCAGGCGGATAAATTCGCACAGCAGCAACGGGCAAAACGGGCCGCCATTGATGCGAAAAACCGGGGGCTGACTGACCGGCAGGCAGCGCGGGAAGCCACAGAACAGCGCCTGAAGGAACAGTATGGCGATAATTCTCTGGCGCTGAATAACGTCATGTCAGAGCAGAAAAAGACCTGGGCGGCTGAAGACCAGCTTCGCGGGAGCTGGATGGCAGGCCTGAAGTCCGGCTGGAGTGAGTGGGAAGAGAGCGCCACGGACAGTATGTCGCAGGTTAAAAGTGCAGCCACGCAGACCTTTGATGGTATTGCGCAGAATATGGCGGCGATGCTGACCGGCAGTGAGCAGAACTGGCGCAGCTTCACCCGTTCCGTGCTGTCCATGATGACAGAAATTCTGCTTAAGCAGGCAATGGTGGGGATTGTCGGGAGTATCGGTAGCGCCATTGGCGGGGCTGTTGGTGGCGGCGCATCCGCATCAGGCGGTACAGCCATTCAGGCAGCTGCGGCGAAATTCCATTTTGCGACCGGAGGATTTACGGGAACCGGCGGCAAATATGAGCCTGCGGGGATTGTTCACCGTGGTGAGTTTGTCTTCACGAAGGAGGCAACCAGCCGGATTGGCGTGGGGAATCTTTACCGGCTGATGCGCGGCTATGCCACCGGCGGTTATGTCGGTACACCGGGCAGTCTGGCGGACAGCCGGTCGCAGGCGTCCGGGAAGTTTGAGCAGAATAACCATGTGGTGATTAACAACGACGGCACGAACGGGCAGATAGGTCCGGCTGCTCTGAAGGCGGTGTATGACATGGCCCGCAAGGGTGCCCGTGATGAAATTCAGACACAGATGCGTGATGGTGGCCTGTTCTCCGGAGGTGGACGATGAAGACCTTCCGCTGGAAAGTGAAACCCGGTATGGATGTGGCTTCGGTCCCTTCTGTAAGAAAGGTGCGCTTTGGTGATGGCTATTCCCAGCGTGCGCCTGCCGGGCTGAATGCCAACCTGAAAACGTACAGCGTGACGCTTTCTGTCCCCCGTGAGGAGGCCACGGTACTGGAGTCGTTTCTGGAAGAGCACGGGGGCTGGAAATCCTTTCTGTGGACGCCGCCTTATGAGTGGCGGCAGATAAAGGTGACCTGCGCAAAATGGTCGTCGCGGGTCAGTATGCTGCGTGTTGAGTTCAGCGCAGAGTTTGAACAGGTGGTGAACTGATGCAGGATATCCGGCAGGAAACACTGAATGAATGCACCCGTGCGGAGCAGTCGGCCAGCGTGGTGCTCTGGGAAATCGACCTGACAGAGGTCGGTGGAGAACGTTATTTTTTCTGTAATGAGCAGAACGAAAAAGGTGAGCCGGTCACCTGGCAGGGGAGGCAGTATCAGGCGTATCCCATTCAGGGGAGCGGTTTTGAACTGAATGGCAAAGGCACCAGTACGCGGCCCACGCTGGCAGTCTCTAACCTGTACGGCATGGTCACCGGTATGGTGGAAGATATGCAGAGTCTGGTCGGCGGAACGGTGGTCAGGCGTAAGGTTTACGCCCGTTTTCTGGATGCGGTGAACTTCGTCAACGGAAACAGCGACGCCGATCCGGAGCAGGAGGTGATCAGCCGCTGGCGCATCGAGCAGTGCAGCGAACTGAGCGCGGTCAGTGCCTCTTTTGTACTGTCCACGCCGACGGAAACGGACGGCGCTGTTTTTCCGGGACGAATCATGCTGGCCAACACCTGCACCTGGACCTATCGCGGCGATGAGTGCGGTTATCACGGTCCGGCGGTCGCGGATGAATATGACCAGCCGACGTCCGATATCACGAAGGATAAATGCAGCAAATGCCTGAGTGGCTGTAAGTTTCGCAATAACGTCGGCAACTTTGGCGGCTTCCTTTCCATTAACAAACTTTCGCAGTAAATCCCATGACAGAGACAGAATCAGCGATTCTGGCGCACGCCCGACGATGTGCGCCAGCGGAGTCGTGCGGCTTCGTAGTGAGAACGCCGGAGGGGGAAAGATATTTTCCCTGCGTGAATATCTCCGGTGAGCCGGAGGAGTATTTCCGGATGTCGCCGGAGGACTGGTTGCGTGCACAAATGCAGGGTGAGATTGTGGCGCTGCTCCACAGTCATCCCGGTGGTCTGCCCTGGCTGAGTGAGGCTGACCGGCGGCTGCAGGTGCAGAGTGATTTGCCGTGGTGGCTGGTCTGCCGGGGGGCGATTCACAAGTTCCGCTGTGTGCCGCATCTTACCGGGCGGCGCTTTGAGCACGGGGTGACGGACTGTTACACGCTGTTCCGGGATGCTTACCATCTGGCGGGGATTGAGATGCCGGATTTTCATCGCGAGGATGACTGGTGGCGTAACGGTCAGAATCTCTATCTGGATAATCTGGAGGCCACAGGGCTGTATCAGGTGCCGTTGTCAGCGGCGCAGCCGGGCGATGTGCTGCTGTGCTGTTTTGGTTCATCGGTGCCGAATCACGCCGCAATTTACTGCGGCGACGGCGAGCTGCTGCACCATATTCCTGAACAACTGAGTAAACGAGAGAGGTACACCGACAAATGGCAGCGACGCACACACTCCCTCTGGCGTCACCGGGCATGGCACGCATCTGCCTTTACGGGGATTTACAACGATTTGGCCGCCGTATCGACCTTCGTGTAAAAACGGGGGCCGAAGCTATCCGTGCGCTGGCCACACAGATCCCGGCGTTTCGTCAGAAACTGAGCGACGGCTGGTATCAGGTACGGATTGCCGGGCGTGATACAGGCGAAAATGAATTATCATCCCGTCTTAATGAGCCGCTGGCAAATGGTGCAGTGATCCACATCGTGCCGCGCCTGGCGGGTGCCAAAAGTGGCGGTGTGTTTCAGGCAGTGCTGGGTGCGGCGCTGATTGCGGTGGCATGGTGGAACCCTGTGGGCTGGCTGGGGGCCGCGGCTGTATCGGGTATGTATGCAGCAGGGGCCAGTATGATCCTGGGTGGTGTGGCGCAGATGCTGGCACCGAAAGCCAGAACTCCCCGTACACAGACAACGGATAACGGCAAACAAAACACCTATTTCTCCTCACTGGATAACATGGTTGCCCAGGGCAATGTTCTGCCCGTTCTGTACGGTGAAATGCGCGTGGGATCACGTGTGGTTTCTCAGGAGATCAGCACGGCAGACGAAGGGGACGGTGGTCAGGTTGTGGTGATTGGTCGCTGATGCAAAATGTTTTATGTGAAACCGCCTCCGGGCGGTTTTGTCGTTTATGGAGCATGACGAATGGGTAAAGGCAGCAGTAAGGGGCATACCCCGCGCGAAGCGAAGGACAACCTGAAATCATCCCAGATGCTGAGCGTGATAGACGCCATCAGCGAAGGGCCGATTGAAGGTCCGGTGGATGGATTAAAAAGTGTGCTGCTGAACAGTACGCCAGTGCTGGACAGTGAGGGGAATACCAATATCTCCGGTGTCACGGTGGTATTCCGTGCCGGTGAGCAGGAGCAGACACCGCCGGAGGGGTTTGAATCCTCTGGTTCAGAAACGGTGCTGGGGACGGAAGTGAAATATGACACACCGATCACCAGGACCATCACGTCGGCAAACATCGATCGTCTGCGCTTTACTTTCGGTGTGCAGGCACTGCGGGAAACCACCTCAAAGGGGGACCGGGATCCGTCGGAAGT